AAACCCTATCAGGCTACTACAGTTTCTATGTTTGAAACAGAACCTACCAAACCAGTTATATTAGATTTAACTTTAGAGTTAATTGATAATATGTTAATTGTTAATCCACCGAAGGAGAAAATAAATGTACAGGGAGAAAATGGAACTAGCGTTTCTAGTGTGCTTGATGCTAACTTCCTTGATTTTGATGATTTAGATATAGACTATCTTGCAGAAGATGAATTAGAGTTTACTGAATTAGATATAAATTATTTAGATGTAAACTTTCTTGAAGACTTACTAGATATAATTCAAGATGTAAATGAGTTAGACCAAACAGAAACTTTATTAAAAGCTGACCTAGATTTAAAAGGAACGAGTATGGGATTTGATTCTAATACCCAAGTTAATACTTTTGCTACAGATAATATTATAACATTCTTAAAATCATTAGAAGATACAGTCAGGTTAGATTTAGATAAGAGTGGTTCTTATACTGTTATCCTAGTTCAAAATGGAAAGAGTACACAAATTATAGTAAATGGTGGAAGTTCTTCAACAATCACTATAAAACAGGGCAATTAGAGAAAATCGACATCACCAAATGCTCTGTGTTAAACAATCAGCACATAAGTAATACCTTGGCTTCAAAAACATCTATTATTCAACTACGGGCTTCTCTGTGGCTCTGAGAGGATTTTACTTATTTGATGGAAAATATACTGTAATTTTTTCTGATTTACCTTTAACAGAGATATTATCTACTAATTCATAGTTAAATACATCTCCTGCTAATTCTTTAGTGTACTCTGATATGATTATCTTCCATTGTTTATAATCATTTCTACCGGCAGTAGCTTCTAATCTAGCTGATAAGTTTACAGCATCTCCAACAACAGAGTAATCAAACCTTGTTTCGCTTCCCATGTTACCAACAATACAAGTTCCAGAGTTGACACCAGTTCCTACATTGATTGGTGGTAAATCTAAACCTTGTTCTTTAAATTGTTTATTAAGTTCTGTAGTGGCTTGTTCTATTTCTATTGCAGATTTAATTGCTAACTCTGCATGATTCTCACAAGGAAGAGGAGCATTCCAAAATGCCATAATACAATCGCCCATATACTTGTCAATCGTTCCACCATTAGCTAGTATAATCTTTGTCATCTTATCAAGATAAGTATTTATAAGTTCTACTAAACCTTCAGGGTCATCATTGTTTTTAAATACTTCTGATACAGGAGTAAAGCCCATGATGTCAGTAAACAAGAATGTCATTTCTTTTCTTTCTCCACCTAACTTTAAAAGCTCTGGATTTTTTTGTAGTATAGCTACCATATCAGGAGAAAGGTAAGTACCGAACTGTTTCTTTATTTGTTGTCTTAATTTAAATTGTGTTCTAAAGTTTAAATAGAACTGTTGTAAAGATAAAAGTGTCATACATGTCATACTCCATGTGACATCTATAAGATAACCAATAGATATAAAATAATATCCTAGAGAAGCTACAGAAACCATTGAAGCTCCAGCTAATACTAAACCTAATGTTATACCAAAGTAACTTACTACAAAGGCTATGAGAAGACCTGACACACACAATATAAGTAGTTCAACAAACAATCTATAGTCAGGTATGAACGGAGAGTCAATCAAAATACTTTCTGCAAGGGCAGTCTGTATCTTATGTGGTTCTAATAGCCCATTTGGTGTAGCTAATTGTGGCATAACACCTGCTGCAGTAACACCTACGAATACAAACTTACCTGCGACATTCATTTCAGATAGTGTAGTTTGTGGTGTATCAACCCAGCTAATCCATTTACGACCAAGACTATCTGTAGTTATAGGATTAAGACCACGAACTCTTATTTTTTCTATCCCATTATCATTTGTTTTTATTTGATAAGTTTTACCACCTACTAATACTTTTAAAACTTCAGTACCAAAAGAAGCTACCCAACCGTCAGGAGTTTGTTGTAGTAATGGTAATCTTCTTACAAGATTGTCAACATCTACCGGTGCAGAGACAGCACCTTGAGCTGCAACTTCTTGAAGCTCTGTTATGTTTTGTAAAAAACCTGTAGCTTTAGGTAAATTTACATCTGGTCCAAGAATAACAGTACCATGTGTTTTAGGATATATACCATTGTCAAACTCTGGCATAGCTAATACACTTGGAGCATAAGATAAAGACTGCTTAAACATACTATCTCCACCAAACCTATCAGGTTGAGGAAATAATATAACCCAACCCACACCTAATGCACCTTTATTAAGTAAATCTATTTGTATTTGTGCTAGTTGTTGTCTAGGAAAAGGGTAGCCACCTCTTTTTTCTACATCTTTTTCTGTAATATTTAAAATTACAAAGTTACCAGAAGGCTCTGGAGTTTCTACAAAGGCATCAAAAGTTTTTAACCTCATTATTTCTAATGGGGTAAAATTAAATATTAAAGGTATAGTTAATAATGCAAGTAATAAACTAGCCCACTTCATAAAGAATTTATTTCTCTTTCAAAATATTTATGTAAATTTAATTTTTCTTTTCCTTTCTTTAATAAACTTTTATAGAAAGCTCTTTCATCTATATTAAAAATATTATCTACTTCTTCTTCTGGAAGCATACTAAATTCTGTTACAATTTTATTGTCTTTAGTTAATAATATTTTAAAACTTACTAAGTTAGCTTCTTTTTTATTGCTCATGTTATATACTCTATTAATAAATTTCTAATTAAAAAGACAAGACCAACAGCATTTAAAATAATTAAAGCTCTATCTTTCCATAACATTCCAACACCTAACCAACCAGATACTCCTATTATAGATAATACTAAATCATACATTTGCATACCTTCAATACCTCTTAAAGACATTGCAGTTACAATTATAAAACTAGATATCCACTTTACATACCAAGCAGTATCTCTTACATTTTCTTTTCTACTCATTCAAATCACTAAAGGTTATGTTGTCTTGTCTACCTCTTAAACCTGCTTTCATATATGTTGTTGCTCTACCTTCAAAAAAGTTTTGATGTTCAACACCCATGACTTCATCAATCCAACCAAGAGGATTTTCTTTTTGATTGTAATTAGTTTTAAGTCCAAGTTGTAATAATCTTCTATCAGCTATATATCTATTGTAAGCATACATATCTTTTTTAGTTAGTCCTTGTAAGTCTCCCATTTCAAATACTAAATCTAAAAATTTATCTTCAAGTTTGACCATTTCTCTGCATATTTGATATAGTTCTTTCTTAAAATCATCTGTCCATATGTCTAAGTTTTCTTGTATGAACTCTCTAAACAATTTAGTCATTGCTTCTACATGCATTGATTCATCACGAATAGAATAAGTAACTATCTGACCCATGCCTTTCATTTTACCAAACCTTGGAAAGTTTAACAAGATTGCAAAGCTACTGAACAACTGTAATCCTTCTGTAAAAGCTGAGTAGACTGCTAAAGTTTTAGCTATAGTTTCTTTCTTAGCTTTACTAGGTTTAAAGTTACCCACATAATCATGCTTGTCTGCCATTTCTTCGTAGTCAGAAAATGCTTTGTATTCTATTTCTGGCATACCAACAGTATCAAGTAGTAAACTGTAAGCGTGTTGATGTATAGATTCCATGTTAGCAAAAGATGACATCATCATTCTTGCTTCTGGTTTTTTAAATATAGGCATATATTTATCTATATAACCTGATGCTACATCTACATCTGATTGTGTAAACAATCTAAATATTTGTGTAAGTAAATTCTTTTCTTTGTCTGTTAAATCTTGCCAGTCTTTTACATCTGTATGTAGTGGCACAGACTCAGGCATCCAATGCATTTGATTTTGTAATACATAGTAATCAAACATCCATGGATATTCAAATGGTTTATAATAATCTCTATTGCCCAACAAACTCATGTCTACTCTCCCTTAATGCTTTTAAATGTTCTGTTGCTTCTACATATTTTTCAAATAATTTAGCTACTGTATCTACTGTATTAGGATGGTCAGCCACCCCAACTCCTTCTAAAAAATACATTTGAATATTACATAAAGCTTCTTGTTGTTTTGCTTTATATCTATTGTACAAAGCATCATATAAAATTTCTACTTTCATGTTACCCCTCACAGGCTATACATTCCACATCATCTAACTTGATTCTTGGAACTTTAATGTTTACATTTTCTACATTTCTAGCTGCGTTAGACCTAAAATAGTAGAGTGATTTTAATTTATTCATACCATACCAATGAACATCATTTACATACTGCATATAATCATCATGTATATCTTGTCCTTCTGTTGCTTTTGGTAAAGTAAAAAATAAATTTACAGATTGTGCTTGACATATAAACTGTTGTCGTTGATATGCATGTTCTACAATCCATATTTGATTTATTTCATTTGCTGTTTTAAATATTTCTTTTTCTTCATCAGTAAGTATATCTAAGTGTTGAACTGAACCGTCTTTACCTGCTATATCTTTCCATATGTTTTCTAATTCTTTAACTTTTAAACCTTTAGACTTTAAAATCTTTTCAAGAAATTTGTTTTTAACTTGGTAACTCCCTGATAAAGTTTTGTGGGTATAGCAATTAGCCCTATAAGGCTCAATACTAGGGGAAGTGCCACTACATATAATGCCACTACTAGCGTTAGGAGCAACAGCAAGGAGATTAGCATTTCGCTTACCCGAACCATGGATGTCAGGAGCTTCGCCCCTTTCTTTAGCCAACTCTTTAGTTGCTGCCACAGCTCTTGCTTTAATAAAGGTGAATGCTTTATGATTAAAACCAGTTGCGAATATACCTTCAAAAGGTATTCCCCTAGACTGTAAATAAGCGTGAAAGCCCATCGCACCCAAGCCGAGACTCCTTTCTCTATATGCCGAATAGGCAGATTTAGTATATCCATCTTTGCCTTCTCTAACATATTTTTGAAAGCGTTTAAAATTTGCATTATATCCTCCTAACTGTGATGTATCTATTGCATTTTCTATGTAATGCTCTATGACATTGTCAAGCATTGTTATTAAATCTGATATAAAGTTATCATCTTTTGACCATTTATCAAAGTGTTCTAAATTAACTGAAGACAAACAACATACTGCAGTTCTTTCTTCATCAGTCGGCAGAGTTATTTCGGAACATAAATTACTTTGTCTTATTTTTAATCCTAATTCTTTTTGTTGTTTAGGTAATTTTTTATTACATGTATCTATATTTATCATGTAAGGTTCGCCTGTCTCTGCTCTAGCATGTATAATCTGCCACCATAAATCTCTAGCATTGATAACCTTTACAGCTTCATTAGTTTTAGGGTCAATCAATCTCCAGTCTTCATCATTTTTTATTGCATCTAAAAATGCATTTGTTATATTAATACCATTGTGTAAATTAAGACATTTACGATTAATATCTCCACCAGATTCTTTACGCATATTTATAAACTCTTCAATCTCTGGATGACTTACATCCATGTATGCTGCATAACTTCCTCGTCTTGTAGTGCCTTGATTAAAGGCTAACATCTGAGAATCTACAACATGCATGAATGGAATTGAACCAGTAGAACGACTGCCATGAGTAGTAGAAATACCGTTGCTCCTAATATCGCCCCAATATCCACCAATGCCTCCACCTGAACTTGCCAACCAAATGTTTTCATCGTAGTGATTAGATAAACCGTGGCGACTGTCAGGAACATAATTAAGGAAACAAGAGATAGGTAACCCACGACTCGTTCCCCCGTTACTAAGAATAGGAGTGCTAAACATGAACCAACGAGAGGAACTGTAGTTGTAAAGTCTTTGAGCCAGTTCAAAATCTGTCTCCCCTTTGTAAGTAGCCCCGAAAACCGAGGCTCTTGCGAACGCTTCTTGTGCATGTGTTTCTCCTTCCCAGAAGTATCTATCTCTGAGTGTATCTAGACTAAATTTATCAAACTCTTTTTCTTTATCATAGTCTATTTCAATTCCTAAGTAAGGCTTAGTTCCTATTTTATCATCAACCATTTTTGCTCTCCATGTCGTGGATATGTAACATAATTATACCATAATGTAATATTTTTAACAAATCTTTTTTATTTTTACCCTCTTTATTTCCATATCTTTTAGCATACTTCATAATATTTCCAATACAAAAACCTTCTCCATGTCCTGCATCTACAATAACATCAGTAGCTTGATACTTATCTGATACATAGTGTTGACCGTATGTATCATAAATATATTTTTTTAATTCAACTAATAATTTATCTTCATTAAATTTGTATTTCATTTTTTATAATACTCCTTTTTTAATTTCTTCATATACCATTTAGGTGTGTAAGAAGAAACCATAATTCTTTTATTCATATACACATGGGTTTGTTCTGGTAAATATTTTTCAAAATTATCCATTGATAGTTTTTTCTTTTCTTCATCTATTAACATAGTTTTTAACCATTCAATAACTAATTCTTTAGATTTTTTTCTAAGTTGTTTTGCTTTCT